CTCCTCTACCTCATCGACGAGGGATGGGAGCTTCAAGAGGTGTTCGGCGTTATGAAGAAGGCTCGTGGTGCTGAAGCTCGTATTGCCAAGCGAGTTCGTCACCGAGGCTATCTCAAGACCCGTGGCGCGAAGAAACTGGCTGCGAAGATTTACCGTAAGAAGTTCAAGCGGAAAATCAAGCGAAGCATGGGCAAGAAGTTGCGTCGGTTTGGGCGCAAGGGTCTCGAAAAGCTCCACAAGATGGGCAAGAGGGTTGTCCAGAAATCCTGGGCCGACCAACTCGCCAACATCCAGGAGGAGCTGGACGCCGATGCCGCAATCGATGATATCGACATCATCGAGGAAGAGGTCATCGAGTACGCCCCTGTCGTAGAGGCCATGTACAATGCGGCAGAGACCGCCATGTACCTCGGCGAGATCTTCGATGCCATGGATGATGAGGCCGGTCAGGTGCTTCTTACCCTTTCGGATAAGGCTGTGGACCTCGGAGAAGAGATCGAGGCCAGTGAGGACGATCTGACCGAGGAACAGGAAGCCAAGGCCGAGACCGTCCTGAATGCTGTGATCAAAGCTCTCGCAGAGCACGAAGATCGTGGCTCTCCTTCGCTGAGCGAGGCTATCGGCATCACTATGGTTGCTGAGGGGCTGGGCTCTTGGGATGAGCTGGTCGAGTACATGCCCCCTACTCCGGGTGAGTTGGCCACGAAGGTCAAGACCGGAAGAGCTTCTCACAAGGGCTATGGTCAGAATATTCCGGCTGGCAAGACTGCCTCGGCAGATCCGTCGGTCTCTGGAAAATATCTCAAGGCTCTGAACATGGCCATGCAGAAGCATGATCCTGAGAAGGCCATGAAGGTCGCCATGGCCGTCGTGAAAAAGCACAAGGTCATGGATGCGAAGGGTCTGCCGGTTACGAGCGTGAGCACCATGACCGATGTCATGCGGGTCATGTTCTATCTCTCGCAGATTACTGGGCTGAAGGCTCCGTCCTGGATGTACACAGGAAAGTCGAAGCCTTGGTTCGTGACCCCGAAGAGCAAGGAAGATGACGCGCCGAAGGCAGATAAGGGTATGGCAACGGCTCTGAAGGCACTCGGAGCACCTTCTGGCCTACTGAAGGCCCTGGCGGCTGCGTGAGATGGGTGCCCCTCGAATGGCTGTTCGAGGCCCCGCGAAAACGGAGAACAGCCTATCGAAGTGGGCGTAGAGAGCTTCTTGGAGTGGAGACACGACGAAATATCATTGGATTCGAGAAGCCAGGTGAGCGTAAGATAGCTCCCAAGAGGAAGCGGCCCGAAAAGTTTCAGTCTGTTTTGAACAGAACGGCACTGAGGGCCAAGACGACGAAATCGAGGGTTTGGTAATGGCCGCAGGAATTCTCATTGACTCGATGCCACTGGAATTCACCCTGGAAGAGTCCAAGGACAAGCCAGGGAAGTATGTGGCTCGTGGCAGGTACGCTTGCAGCGACAAGCCAACCGAGAATAAGAGGCTCTACGGCCCACATCTTTGGGAGCGAGAGATTGGTCGCCTGGCCGAATCGATGAAGGGCCGCATGGTCTTCGGAGAGTTGGACCACCCTGCGGACGGTCGGACGAAGCTCCAGAGGGTTAGCCATATCCTCACTGGCCTGAAGGCTGAGGGTTCTGAGATTGTCGGTGAGTCCGAGATCCTGGACACCCCTAATGGACGTATTCTGAAGGCCATCCTGGACGCCGGTGGCAAGGTTGGCGTGTCCAGCCGTGGCTTCGGAACCACAAAGGTCATCGCCAACGGTGTCCACGAGGTGCAGGAGGACTTCAAACTCCACACTTTCGATTTCGTGGCGGACCCAGCAATGAAGACTGCGTATCCCGACGTGTTTCACGAGGAGACGCAAAAAATACCGGAGGACGGCATGGAATTGACCCTGGAAGACCTCAAGAGGGACTACCCAGGGCTCGTAGAGGCCCTGTCCGGGGAGGTCAAGCAGGCCGCTCTGACGGAGATCAACGACGCCCATGGTAACTCTCTCACTGAGGCGGTGAGTGAGGCAGAGGGGCGCACCGAGACGCGGCTGCGAGAGCAGTTCTCCGGTGAGCTTCGACGGGTGGTTGAGACGGTTGAAGAATCGGCTCGTGAAAAAGCCACATCTGAAGCCCTGTCAGACCCCGAGGTCGCGCAGGCCAAGGTGACCCTGGAGCAGATTGCTCGGATCATCGCTCCCTTCGGTATCCCGATGGACACGCAAGTGGTCATGGATGCCAAGGAGGAGGAGATCACGAAGCTCAAGGGAGAGCTGGCCGAGCGCGAGCTTGAGGTCCAGGCAGCTCGCAAGGAGGCCACCGAGATGAAGGCCGTTGCCACCGAGGCAGCGTACCAGCTTCACCTCGAGCGCCTTGTGGCTGAGGACGATGCACGCGAAACCATCATCACCCTGGTCGGGGACATCGCGCAGTATGGGTCCACCGACGAGATTGAGGCCAAGGTCGGAGCTGTCAAGGAAGAGCTGACCAAGGCCAAGGTGCAGGAGCAGGAGAAGGCGGAGGAGAGAGACGCCGAGACCAAGGCCAAGCTCGATGAGCAAGAGGCCCTACTCAAGGCGGCTGAGGAGAAGGCTGAAGAGGCCGAGACCGAGAAGGAGAAGGCGAACGACCGCACCCGCAAAGCTCTGAAGGTGGCAGAGGAAATGCAGCTTGCTCTTCATGTTGAGCAACGCATCACTGGTCATGACGGGGCTGACGATCTGCGCGGGCTCTGCGAGGAAGCCAAGTCCATCGAGGACGTGGACAATATCATCGCAGGGTACGACAAGCGCCACCCCGAGCCCCCTCGTATTGATGAGGATCAGGCAGCACGGATCAGGAGCCGTGTCAGCTTGGGCAAAGAGCGGGATATGTACGAAGATACCCACGGAAGACCTGAAGATGGTGACGGGAAGGGAAATGGTATCGATGAGAACGCCAATGACCCGCTCGTAGCGCTTGGGTTGACTGAGGAGCAGTTTGACGAGTTCGCCGGGACGAAGGGTCTCGACAGTTAGGGCCTCCTGGGGCCGAATGAGGAGGGAGTAATGGAAGCGCGTAACCAGCTCACCGAGGCCGGTGCCAGGAGCATCAGGGATGAGTCCTACACCGAGCAGCTCACGTCCAAATGGGGGAAGTACCTCAAGGGCGTGTCAGAGGATCACACGAAGAAGTGCATGGCGATGCTCTTCGAGAACCAGTTCGGCGATATGCGCCGGCAGCTCTCGGAGGACACGCTCGCGGTCAATGCCGGGGAGTACACCAAGTACATCTTCCCCGTGCTCAGGCGGGTTTTCCCCAACCTGATCGCGAACGAGATCGTCTCGATCCAGCCCATGACCGCACCCGTCGGAGCCGTCTTCTACTTCGAGTACAAGCATGGCAAGTCCAAGGGTTCGACGGCGGCTGGCACCAATCTGCTCCAAAACTTCGATGAGAACTACTCGTCGGAGACGGTGCAGTGGGAGCAATTCGCTGCTGTCGTAGCTGGTGGCGAGTGGTCCGGTGGAACCCCGGGTTCCGTCATCGCGGCCTACAGCCCGATCCGGCCTCTCGACACTGCCCTCGGCATCCGGTGTGTCGTGCAGGAGTACAATCCCACGACCGACGCCGTTGTCCAGGAGAAGATCGATGACGGTGCTGGCGCCTTCACGGGTGGTGGTGCTGGCGTCATCAACTACGCGAATGGACAGCTCTCGTCCTTCACGTTCCCCGTGGCCACCACGGCGGGTAACGTCATTCGGTGTTCGTACCAGTACGACTCCGAAGCGAACCGCCTGGTCCCCGATGTCTTCATCGACATCGAGCTGCAAGAGATTCGGGCCACCACCCGGAAGCTCAAGGCTCGTTGGTCGAGCGAGGCCGCCGACGACCTTCGCGCCTTCCATGGCGTGGACGCCGAGACCGAGCTGGTTTCGGGCATCTCTCAGGAGATCAGCCTGGAGCTGGACCGAGGCATCCTGGAGCAATTGTTCCAGGCGTCGGCTGGCATCACCAGGTCCTTCGACTTCACCGTTCCGGCGGGGCTGTCGGAGATCGACCACATCCGGTCGGTCATGACTCAGATGTCCAACGTGAGCTTCCAGATCCACAAGGAATCGCGGCGAGCGCCGGCCAACTGGGCTGTCACGTCTCCCGAGGTCTCCTCGAAGATCATCCAGCTCCAAACCCACATGGACTACCGGGCGCCCTTCGTGACCGACCCGGCGTCCCCGAGTGGCCCCTACGACGGCACTGTGGTTCCTCCGAGCTACGGTCCCATCACGAGCCACTTCGGCATCCTCCGCCTCGGCCCCCTGTCGAACAAGTGGATGATGTATCAAGATCCCTTCTTCAGGACGAACTACATCCTGATGGGGCTCCGTGGGCAGAGCTACCTGGATGCGGGCTTCGTGTTCGCACCCTACGTCCCGCTCCAGCTCACCCCGACCTTCCTGGACCCCGAGGACCAGACCTATCGAAAGGGTCTGAGGACTCGGTACGCGACCAAGCTGCTCCGAGATGAGTGGTACGGACGTGTTCAGATAACAGGTGGACTCTAGGTCGTTTTTTCAGATTAGCCTTCCTATTACAGCCGTCTTGATTCATACTTATCTCTAACAGGAAAAGACCCAGCGGCACTGACATGCCCTGGGTCATGACTCAACCTGTTTGGAGGTGAGTATGAACAGTGAAGCATTCGCCAGGTTCAGACACAAGTACAGGATTTCAACGAAGCCTCATCAGCGCCTTGGTACGCCGTGTTGGATATGGACGGCAATGAAGGACAAGGATGGTTATGGTGGGTTTTATGTGCGCCGTGAATCTGATGGCGTATTCAGACTCAAGCGTGCTCATAAGGTAATGTACGAGCATGTCAATGGCCAGGTGCCAAAGGGGCTAGAGCTTGACCATCTTTGCTGTGTGAGGCATTGCGTCAACCCAGATCATCTTGAGGCTGTGACACACACAGAGAACGTGCGGCGGGGTGAAGCTGGGCTCCACAATCCAGTCAAGACGCACTGTCCACAGGGGCACGCCTACACACCAGAGAATACGCTCATCATCAATGATCCACGTGGAGCCCATCGGAGGTGTAAGAGGTGCCACGCCGAATATGAGCGGAAGCGTAGGCGCAGGCTGAAGAGTCTGGACTGATTGTGGTAGGATGCCCGTGAGGAGGAAGGGCAATATGTCGCATCGCTATGTAAAGCACCCGATGTATGTCGGGAAGAGTCTCACCATCCATCGTGGTCGACGGGACAAGCTCGTCGGAGACCTCGAAGTCCTGGAAGGGCGTGAGTGGGAGAAGTTTGTGGCCTTGGGCCTTTTGGTCCCGGACCCCAATGACAAGTCAGAGGAGCCCAAGGCAGCTCCCAGGAAGCCAGTTCCCGAGCCCAAGGCCCCGGAGCCGGTGAAAGACCTTGAGCCTATAAAGGAGCCTGAGAGGGCGCCTGAGCCGCCTCCAGAGCCATCCCCCGAGCCCGCGAAGGATGAGGTCTCTGTGTCGAGGTCGCCGGCCAACAAGGTCAGCTTCCCAGGCGCGAAAAAGAAGGGCAAAAAAGGGAAGAAATAGGACGGTTATGTCCCTTCCTGTAGACTAGGGAAAGAGGGAGGGGTCGATGGCTCGACCTTGTACGAAAGAAACTTCCATTGCATGGCTTCGGAGGAAGCTTGGCTGTGGTGTCGTCGCTGTTGAATTGAGCGAGGCTCAGGCCGAAGATTCTTTCGACGACGCTATACGCTGGTGGGTCGGTAGGAAGGGCATCAAAAAGCACGCTGCCCAAAATCTTACACCTGGTGTGCAGGAGTACGTCATGACTGACGACTGCGACATGGTGTTGGAGGTGTTCTTTCCTGGTGTTCAGCTTGACATCATTGCAGCGGTCAATCCTTATGCTTTCATCGACGTGGACCAGCTTCCGGTTGCTTACTCTTCCATCACAGGAGTGCCAGGCGGGAGCTTCTACGGAACCTTTTTTCAGATTCTTCAACATGCAGAGACAGCCAGGCGCGTCGTCAGCAGTGAGCCCACTTGGGAGTATCGCAAGGACGAGAACAAGCTGTGGATTTTCCCACGGAGTCAGCGCAACGGCTCGGCCATTGCCAGATATGTCTCGAATGATCTCACCAGCGAGACCGAGGATGACGAGTTCTGTAAGAAGATTCTGGTGCGCGACCGTGACATCATCCTGAGATGGGCATTGGCGGACGTAAAGGAAACCCTGGGGCGCATCAGAGGGAAGTACCAGGATTGGCCAACGGCTGGTGGAACGAGGGCTCTGGACGGTGACACGCTCAGAACAGAGGGCCTTGCTGAGAAAGAAAAACTAGATGATGAGATTCTGGGCTTGAGTGACCCGGTCCCATTCATAACGGGGTGACAAAATGTATAACGACAAAAAGCTGATGGAGGGCATCGATGATGCGTTGGAACGACAGGGTCTTATGGCAGAAGAGACACTTCCGCCACGGCTTTCAAAGGCATACGTCGACCAGGTGTCCAAGGATGTTGCTGACTATGCCGTGCGGGTCATTTCAAAGACGCTGAAGGGTGCGAAGGGGAAGCCTAAGCCTAAGCGGCTTGATGTGAAGCAGCTTGCTGCTCTGCGCAGTGGGCTCCCTGGTGTTGTGGCTGTTTTTCTTCGGAAGCAGCGAATCTTCGTGGATGCTACTCCTGGAATCACGGATACAGATATTGCCGACTTTAGGCGCGTCATGGGTCGTGATCCGCGACCAGATGAGATGGACGAGGCCAAGGTGTCCGAGCATGGTTTGCTTAGTGAGAAGGCGAACGTCGGGCTTTGGGCGGCATTTCGTAACGCCGTAAAGGCGGACTCCAGTCTCCAAAAAAGGCTGTCTGATGCTGCCCTGGATGCCATGGCTCGGACCCTCAAAGCCGAGGGGATGAGGTACAAGGGTCACCTGGGTGGCTGGCGTGAAGAGATCCGCCTGGGTCTGACGAACAAGGCTAACTTGGAAATGTTCCGCTCGCAGGCGAGAGGTCTCATCGAGAAGTCCACACTCGATCTGATCAAAAAGCTTGTCCTGTGATGTGTTGTGGA